ATGAGTTTGTTTAATGTCGTCAAATCTTCCACACCATGCAGCTACAATCTTACTTTGTTCTATATAGGTTTCTGTTTCTGTCCCTGTTACTTTTGTAACTTCTACAGAATTCTTCATTACATAAATAGAACATAATGAATCTGATGTTGTAGTCTTACCTTCAGCTACAGGGTCAATAGAAGCATAGTAACTTCCAAAGTCTGGCTTTTCTTTATTAGGTCTTTCCCATACTACAAGACATCCCGTTTTATCTTCAGTTTTCTTATTTACAGGAAATTGCATTATAGGTTGCTTATTACTTTTTGCAACAGTTGGCTTCCCATTAGCATCTGTAGATATATCTAAAAATTCATATCCATATTCTTTTTCTTCTATTCTTCTAGCTTGTGCAGAAAGAAGATGTGTAGGAAATACAGAAACAGATCTATTATCAAATGCTTCTTTTATATTTCTTGGATGCTGAGATATTCTTAATTGATAATCTTCTGGAGCTAAATCTCTTTTCCAATCATCAAATTGTTTTTGTAAAGCTATAGTAGCTTCTTCTACATTAGAGTTACCATATTGATCTATGTGCGGTGGCATAGACCACTGTTCAGGAATAAACAAACCTGACATACCTTCAGTACCTTTATGATCTATTAGATTAGTTTCTACAGCATAAACATCTTTAGAAGTAGGATTAAGAATCATATCCTTAAGCGGATTACATTGTGAAAGGTCACCCACAGATCCTGCAGCTATAAACAATCCTGTAGTAGTAAGCCCTGATCTCATTGCTGGTCTCATGTACTCATATGTCTTATCCATCTTAGGTGCAATACCCGCCTCTTCATGAAAAAAGTATTTTACTGGACCCCCTACACCATTTGTAGGATCTTTCTCAAATGACATTGCTTGTATAGTTCCTTTAAGACCTACTTCAGTTTTTCTGTTACCCTTTCTGACCTCAATCTTTTGTTGCCACATCATTATCTTATTAGGATTCATTGGTCTATACCATGCAGTATGTTCATTTAAAAATGCTGCATACTCATCTAAAAACTTCCAGGATCCTTTTTCATTAATATAATCTTTTAGACTAGCACCTATTTTAAGAGTGACTCCAGCTTCAAACCATTGCTGATTAATAAGCTTTGCCATATGATAATAAGAAGATGCTATCTGACGTTTCTTTAGTATAGCAACATGTTTATAGTTTAACTCTGCTAGCACTTCATATAATGCCATATGATACTGAGCATCTCTAATATCAGCAAATCCAAACTGTTGTATTTCTTTATTAAAAATTGGTAAGAAGTTTAACCACATGTAGTAATCACGAGTTATAAACCAAGTTCCTTTTTTAGATTTATATATTACTCCTTTTCTACATTTCTTTTTTTCTGAGTCCCAGTATTTAATAAAATCTTTTGATTTAAAAGCTGATGTACAATATACACCTGTTGTTTTAAATTTAATAGCCTCTGCATTAAATTCTAAACTAGTTTTATCAAAATTATATTTTCCTGGTTCTAAAAATAAATCTCTTATAAATAATGCAAAGTCTTCCCTACTACTAAAATCTGTAGTAGTCCATACACCGTTGTCCCATGTAGGAATATCTTGATATATTTCTGTATTATTGATCATATCCTAAACCATAACCACCTCTTACTGAAGATTGTTGCTCTTCTTGTAAATCTTTATAAGCACCCTTAAATGAAGATCTAATTTGTTCAAATTTAGCAGCTGCATTTACCATAGAATTTATATTACCGTCCCGACCATGTTCAATTGGTGTAGTTTCCATATATCTACCTAATCTATCTAACATAGCTGCAATACCTTTATATGCTCTAGAAGTAGGTGTCTCATACATTTTTTGACAAAACTTTAATGCTGCATAAACATCATCATCTTCTGTAGAAAAGTCAGCTTCAATTTCTTGTAATATTAAAGGTTCTTTATCTATTTCAGGTGTATGAAAAAATGGATTAAGATCTGGACTTGGACAAGTCATGTAAAAAAGATATTGATATATTTTTAAATAGTCATTTGGAAATTTTTCCATTATATCTTTTAATGCTTTTAAAGTATAGCAATGTTCTGTAGGAATTACAGTATCATTTTCAATATCAAAGAGTCTAATTAACATTTTGTAAATTTTTTAAATAATGTAATATTGCATGTACCTCATCCACTAAATATTTTATAGGAAGTATATTTACTTTTTTTACAACAGGGTCTCCCGAATCTGTTTTCTTAGTTATAGGATACCCATATTTATCTTCACCTTCTTTTTCAAATTCAACATGATAAATAAATATATTTCCTGGACGTAATTTAGGGTTATGCTTTAATATAATATACATATAAATACTGAGTTGTAAAGTATAGTGATTAAAGTTACAATCATCCAAGTTACTAACTGGCGAACTCATTTTATCACTAATACCTTCCCAATTTTTATATGATTCTTTCTTAATTTCTTTATTAGTCTTATAATCTATAATATGTACTTTATTATTTATTACTTCAACTAAATCTGCTTGACCACATATTCCCGCAGACTTTAAATAAACCATATGTTCGGGGTAAATACCTGGGTCAAGTTTTTGTGTAGAAGATAATTTTTTACCGTTCTTCATTGGTTGTGGTGGGACTACTGGTACAACTACACCATCTTTTTCCATTGAAGATAAAGAGCATATATCAGACTCTCTTTGATTATGGTAAAATGTACCTAAATCAGTAGCACGTTTAGACTCTTTATTCCAAATTTCTATAATCTCAGCTGGTTTTAAATTGTACCATTTAGATTTTTTATTTTTACTTACCCTACTAGCAACCTTTTTTGTATCAAAAGGTTTTTTAAGTTTTGAAATTACTGAAGTTACACTAGTCCATTTAATATTTGTATCATCTATACTATGATACGTATGGTCTTCTTCATTAAATAATATATTCATAATTAATCTGTTAATTCATCTATAATATCTTCTTCTTCTTCAGTCATTAAAGATTTCCATTCACCTAAAGGGCATTCTGATGATAATGATCTAGTCTTAAAAGCCAAAGAACAGCCACACTCGTTACAACAAGGGGCTGTTCCTGGAACTTCACAATCATTTCCTTTACTAGGACATTCATTACATAAAAGCATTCTTTTTTTAGAAACATCTTCTACGAAAACATCTCTAATAACTGAGTTTTTTATTCCTTCATAAATTTCTTTTCTATTTTCCCAAATCTTTTTTAAGTTCATTTTTTTCCTTTTTAAAGTTATTTTTACGCTCTTGTTCTATCTTGTGTAGTTCCATAAGATTAGTTAATAGTACTAATTTATCTTCTAATCTTTTTTTATTATAATATGCTTTAAATGTAGATGTATCATGACCGTTTAAATCTTTATAAGTTTTATCAATTGATTTTTTAATTAAATTATTTCTAGACTTAAAATGACCTAAACCTTCTATATTTAATCTAAGACATTTTAAATTACTCAAAACGTTTCTACATTCTTTATAATAAAAATCTATAAGGCATTCTAATAATTCTTCATCTTCTTCTAACTCATTACTAATTAAATGTATGTAGGATTTAGTTTTCTTTGGATTCATCTGCAAAAAATTTATAATCTAATAATACCCTACCACTTGTTTGAATTTTTAAAGAAGGATTTAATAATATTAATTTTTTATTTTTTGCATCTTTAATTATAAGTTTATTTTTTTCAGATTTGTTAAGTGAATTTCTAACAGATTGTGGAGATTTAAATATACTATCTTCTTCAGAAGAAGCATCTAAACAAAAATTACTAAGTTCAATTGGTTGATTAAATGATAATAATGTTAAACAATCAAGATCGGAATTACTTACTATAATATTATTAAGATAGCAATGAGTAAGTATTTGATACTTTACAATCTGCCATTTACTAATTCTAACTTTCTTTTGAACTTGATTTACAATAGCCATTTTAAGATTTTTTTAATTTTCTTTTACCTCCTTTTTTATCTTGTGCAGGTGACGCATCTTTTTTATCTACGTCACTATCAGATCCTTCTGGTGGTTGTGTACTAGCCATTAACATTTGCCATTGATATGCAAAGTTTGCTCTTTTAAATCTAACCTCTTCCACCTCTGTAAGAAGTGTTTCATATTTAAGTTGTGATTCTAGATAAGGTATAGACTGATCATAAAAAGTCTTCATTTCTTCTTTTCTTGCATCTAGCTCTTCAGCTGATAAATTTTCTGGATTTTCCATTGGTTTAAATTTTTATTTACTCAAATATACAAATAAAGTTTAAACCACAGAAGTTTAAATAAAAAAACCTAGGTAATTAAACCTAGGTTCCTTCGATAAATTAATTAAACTTATGAACTTTTAATTAAATTTTATTCTCAGCTTCTACTTGCTGAATCATTTCAAAATGAATTTTTGCTACTCTATCTCTTCCATCTTCAGATAAAAGATACTTATGACAATTATCAGAGTTAGTCATAAAAAAGTTCTCTGATAGTATAGCGGGCATATTAGTATCCATTAATACTGTAAATTTAGCTTCCTTATCTACATCACCATCTGAATACTTATCTGATC